GCGCTTCCAATAACGGGGACTTTTCGCAAAATCTTGGAAACGGCGGACACTATGGGCTTAGCGTCGAGGCCGGATGTGGAACGGGTCTGTGCTTCTTTGTTGGGACTATTCATGTCGGACGTGAATCCAGTGACACGAGGATTAATGAAAGAAGCGAAAACATTAATCGGTACGGCGGCGGCTTGTCCAGCTGAGGTAGCAACGAGGGCGTTGAGTTCATAAATATAGAGGGAGGCAACTATAGTAGAAGTGGCAGCTGACATATAAGCGCTATCGAACCAGTCGAGGGGGCATAACCATGGGATGGTCATTTTAACTGAGTCTTGAGTAGACGCGTTGATCACAATGGAATTAGAAATACCAGAGAGATAAAAAGGGAGTTTCGAGGGAGTGGTTGGAGGAAGAGACTGATTACAAGGAAGCCAAGCAATAATAAGAGCACCTTGGTGGAACGGGGTGGAATTTAGCTTGATTTCGATAGAAATATCAGAACGGATGAAACGGTACCTTTTCATTACATCTGAAATCGTAGGAATTGAGAGCAATGCGCCAGGTAAAGAAATCACGACGGGAGACATGCCAGGTGTCCAGGTCGTGGAGGAGATATTGTAAGAACGGTTTAACAATTGGGTGGGAGTAGTGTCGGGATAAGGGTCTGCAATGGGACGGTTGGTTAACGGGGCAGAGACTTCGATGACATTGGAAGCTTCAGCGAATGAAGTAGTTCCAGCGGAGCCAATGGTTACTGGTTCTTGAGTGTCTCCAATAGGGACAACGGCGGATGTAGATGAGGTGGATGAAATAGAGACTCATGGACGATTGAGAATAGGCTGGGTCAGACCTAGACTCTCGAAGATTATATTTTTAAGAGATTAGACTGCATGTTACGTATGATAATCGGATACGCGTGGTTTTTCACGTAACACGGCCAACTAGGCTCTTGGAAGGTCTCCAGGCAAGACCAAACCGGGGTAGGTGTTTAAAGTCACCGCTGACTGGTGGTGGTTAGAGAACAAGGAATTTCTTCCTGAATTCCGAGGCAGAGAGTTCGCCAGAATACATATCAGCTATTATGGGCCAAATAGTGTCATATGTATAAGGGTAGCGATGCTCTTCACCTAAATGAAGAAGAAAGGGTTGTAATTGGGAGAGAGCTTTTTCGAAAACTTCTCGACCATGCAAGGCAAATTCGTTGAGGGCAATATGAATATTTAGTGCTGTTTGGGCGGGCACTGTTTTATCGGTAGGTTTCATAATATAACGAGTCATTGCTTGAATCGAGTTGATTTTGAGAGGAGCCAAAATAACACCTTTTTCTTCACGGAATCCACGAGAAAGGAACATTGCGTTGGACGCAGGTTGATATTCTACTAGGGTTTCGTCTTTAGTCGATTCGGTGCAATCATGATTAAAGACTTCTTTGCGGATAAATCCGATGGTTTTTCCATTATATTCGTCATTGAAAGGACCTGACAAAATGGAATCATCACCAAAAATAGCGAGTTGGTTTCTGCGATCAAAGGGTTCATCGTAGAGCCAGTACCAAATTTGGCGATGTTCAGCATCGTTTGCGTTGGAATTGAAAACAGATGTACGTTCTCCTCCGGAGGGCATGGAGTGGAGAAAAACGATCTTATCTTCAATTAAAACGCCGGGCATGAGAGTGGACACATACACGGCCTTAACGCAATTATAGAATGCTTTTTCGAATGGAACATTCATATCAAGAGCAAAGAAAGATTTGAAACGGAGAACATATTTGGCGAAATAGTGGACTTGAAAACGGAGATCCCAACCAGAAACATCATGAAGAACGAACTTAGATTCGTTAGGACATTTAGAGTTGAGACGTTTGTAGAGAGATCCCCATTGATGGGAAAAAGGGTTAATACCGAGCTGAATGGAGACATTGAGGTCAGACTCCAATTGATCGGTATAATAACCCATTACTGAACGGCAGAAAAACATGTGGGCAAGTTGTCCTGCATTGATGTAACGGGAGTATTCTTTACTGACTCGGTCAATAGGTCGAAGTTCATCTTTAAGGAAGAACGTGAAAAGAGCAAGAGGGGTCATGCCAATTCGGGACCAATGATGGAACCAATAAAAGTGTCTTTGAACATCGGGGTGAATCCAAAGACCGGGTTTGTCTTCATCAGAAAAGAATGAAACGTCAGGGACAGACGAAGCAATAGACGAATCAAAA